ATGAGACTGCACTTTTGTGCAGTCCATGGATCTTTATGTTCGTATTATGTTGCTGATTACAGCTTTATCTTGCCTTATGGTAAGGGCTTATATACCTCACTCACGTGGTGAATCGTTTATATAGCTCCCCATAAGGGGAGATATATAGACGTTCATTTAGGTGTTGTATACTGTGTTGAATTAGTTTCAAATGCGTTCGCGATATTTCGTTATTCTCGCTGACTGAGAACAGTCAAAAACCTTCGAGGTAACTCACTTGAAGAAAGTGTTATAAGAGAACTATGTTAGACGGTTTGCCTCAACCGTTGTCTGAACTATGTTTCTCGAAAGTAGGACCTGTTTGCGCTTAGACAGGAGGAAGACTAAATAAGCTTTGAATTAAACTTTTTGTCAGGTCTAGAGAGCCTTATGTTATGGGACTTTATTCACCCCTTAGACATTAAAATCATTTTCTAATATGTTTAACTCTTTTACCGATTTTATTAAACCGGAACCTGTGGACTTAATCTGTCCCAAATTGTCCAGTCAAATGGACACCAAACAATGTGCAGCCTATGTTGCTGCACAATCAGAAGATGCTATTGACATCTTCGCTAAATTTTGGACGAGTGCTCGCTCTGACTTGAGCACCATCCTACCACCAAACGCTTTGCGTTTGGCCGAAAATCTTACTATGTTATTTATTAACTGGAAAGAATGCCAGACTATGTCTGGATTTTTGTCTTCTTTGGTTTTGTTTTTGAACAACCATATGGAGACTTCCGCGATGACTTTAGTTGCTCGTGCCATTTCGATGGTATTTGATCAATCTATTGAGCTCGTTGCTGGAGCTTTTGTGTACGATAGCCAGTTCGGAGCTATCGATTTCACTCCATTCAAAGCCGTACTCTCGAACTTTAAGAGTGTGGCCAATTCAAAAATTGCTTCTCAGCTGATGACCATCTTAAGTATGGTCGTTACAGCTGGACTCATTAAGCAAACTTCCTTAGAATTTTCTTGGGGAGGTTTTGAGCTTTTTAAGGCTCAGGCACTTCGGAAACAAGTGCATGCTGGAGATTTTATTGAAGCAATTATGGACACTATTGTTCTTTTTGGTGAACGCGCTCAGCGCTGTTTTGCCGGAGAGGGTGTTTCTGCATTTTTTGCAGATAACTCGTTGATTGATTATGATCAGGAGTATACCCTTATTGTGTCCAAAGTTCCTCTTTTGGAAGTTGGAAAGTTGTCAGAAATTGATATGGACGAACGAGAATTTGATCGTCGTCTTGATAGTCTGACAAATTTGACTGCCGAATATTTGAGGAATTGCAAAGCTGGTGAGCGCACTTATTATTCTGTGCGTCTTGAGAAACTTAAGTCCATTAGGACTAAGTTGATTCTCGCGCAGAGAAAGAGTGTTCGCCATGCTCCTTATGGCATTTTGCTTGCTGGCGGTTCATCCGTTGGCAAGTCGTCCTTGGCTGCTGCACTAGTTCGTTATGTGTTGCAAGTCAATGGTAAGGATGCCAGTGATGAGAGCATTATTACTCTGAATGAATTTGATAAATTTCAATCGGAGTATCGTTCTCGTCATTCTGGCGTTATCTTTGATGATTTAGCAAATGGGAAAATTGAAACCACTGAGGGAAATCCGTTGATGAAAGTTATTCAATTCATTAACAATATTCCTCAGGCGGCTTTGAATCCTAATGTTGAATTGAAAGGAAACGTCATGATTGAACCTGATGTTGTTTTGGGAACCACGAATATTAAGCATTTGAATGCTTATTTTTATTCTGTGGAACCTTTGGCGATTATTCGTAGGTTCGATCCTATTATTACTGTCACAGTTAAGAAAGAATTTCAGAAGAATGATTCTCAGATGCTTGACTCTAAGAAAATTGGAGTCGAAAATTTGAAGGAGATTCCTGATGTTAATCTTTTTGACGTGCAGTATGCGTGTGGTGAAGGAAATAATATTCAATATAAATTCCACACATATAAAGGTCAAGTTTTGGAGCAAGTTACTATTGCTACTCTGCTCGCCTTTCTTCGCGATGAATCGCGTGCTCATTTTGAAGCGCAGCGTGTTTTTGTAGAAAAACAGCGTTCTTTGAGTAAGTTCACTTTGTGTGAACACAGCATGCTTCCTTCTCTTTGCAATGAATGTTGTAAACTAGATTGTCAATCTGGGATTGATTTCCAGTTGACAGAACGTTTATTTGCTGTTGAGAGTTGCATTCTGTCGCGTTATTCGCATTGTGCTTCATTATTATTGCACACGCGCTTTGGAAAATTACTTTCTTATGGTCTTGCTAGAAAGACCATCAAAAGTGATTTTCTCACCATTGGAATTGTTTATTTGTTACTGTGTTTTAGCATTTTGTTTGCTTCTTGTCCCTTTTCATATAAGGGATGGGCATTGATGCTTATTTCCATTGGTGCTATTCTAGTTGCCTTCTTGTCTATTGAGAAGAGGCGCTTGGATATTGTGCGCGATCTTTCTACTTTGCCTAATCCCTCGAAACTTATCAGGGATGCTGTGGACAAGGTTAATGGAAAGATTTTTATTGCTTCCATCTTCGGATTTGGAGCTGTTCTTATGATTTACCGCTTGTACAAGAAGTGGAAGTCACAAATGATGGCTCCGATCACAGAATTTAAGACTTCTGAAGAAGGTCTTGCGAATAGGCAGGAGTTTTGGACTCCACCTGATCGTAGTGATATCCAGAAAATTCCGGTTTCGCCGAAGTGTGCTACGGGAACTTTCCAGGAGATGGAGTTAGTTGTAAAGAAGAATATTTACAAATTGTCTTGTGTTTGGAAGAGTGATGGAAAGACTCGTTTCAATTATGTTATTCCCATGAAGAATGATGTTTTATTGATTCCGAGCCACAGTATTCCAAAAGACGGTGGTGTTTCGACTATTTATATGCGAAATAACCGTGTTGTGCGTTCTTCAGTTAATGCGCAAAATACTTATAAAATTCCTGATACGGATTTGGCCTTATGGTATTGTCCAGAATTTGGACCTTCCAAGGATTTGACTAAGTATTTGCCTATTGCGTATCCAGAACGTGATTTCTTTGCCACTATGGTGCATTTTGTTGAAGATGCCCCAGTTACCACTTCGTGGTTTATTGCTAATCCAGGAGTATTGGATACTACTCAGGGTGGAGTGTTCAAAGGATTTAAATATTCTTTGGATTTTCCAACATATGATGGATTATGCATGGCTCCCATTTTGGGAGAAGCCCCCTTGCCTTTCATTGCTGGCTTTCATTTAGCTGGAAAAGGAAACAAGGGAGGTTGTGGGCGATTGACGCAGGCAGATTTTGATTCTGCTTTGTGTGCGTTGGAATCGCGCCCCCACATTTTGACTTCGCATTCGCGAACCAACTTTGACACTGTTGTTATGGGTGTTGATGTTGGACCGTTGCGAGCACCTCAGGAAGATTCTGTTGTGCTTAAAATGGATCAGGGGCCAAATATGTTGGTCTTAGGCGAGACCAGTTTGCCACGTGGCCGTTTTTACTCTGCAGTTAGAACACATCTTATTTCGAAAGATGTTGCAGAGATTATGGCCTTGCCTAAAATACATGGAAAACCTTACCAAATGGATGATCCTATTCATTGGGAGGTTGATTTGGACAACAAATGTCATACAGCTTTTGCTTTCGAAGATGAATTCGTAGCTAAGGCAGTTATTGATTATGATACTAGTGTCCAGTCGTATTTTAGGCAGCATCCTGAGAAATTATCCGAGGTAGGAAAAATTTCTGATGATGCTAATCTTGCTGGGATTGACGGCGTTGCGTATTTAAATGCCATCAATCTTAAAACTTCCAAAGGTTTTCCAACCGGCGGCAGTAAAACTTCTGTTATTCGACGTACTGAGCGATACGTTCAAGGAATTTCTGATCCTTTGGATATGGATCCAGAGTATTGGGCAGAAGTAGCAAGGATGGAGGATATTTTGAAGCGCGGAGAAACTGTTAATACAGTTTTTAAAGGCGCTTTGAAGGATGAACCCACAAAAATCGGAAAAACGAAAGTCCGAGTTTTTGCTGGAAGTAATCTTGCCTTCACTCTTTTAGTTCGCAAATATTATTTGACACTTGCCAAATTGATGCAAACTAATCCTCTTGTTTTTGAATGTGCTGTTGGTGTTAATGTTGAGTCCCCACAATGGACCACATTTATGCAACATGTTCGAAAATTTGGAGAGGATAGAATCATTGCTGGAGATTATAAATCTTTTGATGGCCGTATGTCACCAAAGTTTATGGCTTCGGCATTTAAAATCCTTATCAATATTGCGCGATTGAGCGGAAATTATGATTCTGAAGATCTTGAGATCATGAAGGGCATTGCAACGGAAATTTGCAATCCTCTTTATGATTTCAACGGAATTTTGGTGCAAGTCTTTGGATCTACTCCTTCGGGACATCCTTTGACTGTCATCATTAATTCCATAGTTAACAGTTTGTATTTGCGATACTGTTACTATAAACTTCACTCGAAGAAGTGGTTTGGAG